CTACAGCGCGGCTGAAATCGCGGTTTTACCGTCATATTCAGCCAGGTATTTACCGTAGTTGCGGAATATCATTTCCGGCCCTTTGTGGCCCATCTGTCCGGCAAGCCAGAAGAGGTTAACGCCCTGGCTAATATGCTTGGTGGCGAATGTGTGCCGCGTCTGGTACGGGTTACGGTAGCGCACGCCAGCTTTTTTCAGGGTCGGCACCCATGCTTTTTTACGGATAGCGTCGGCGTTCGCCCAGGGTTCTCCCGTTTTCGGATCGCTGAATATGAACTCACTTTTCATAAAGGTGTATTTCTTCTGCGCCTGCAGGGCCGCCAGCGCCTCACTGTTCAGCTCCACCTTACGGGTACCGGCTTTTGTCTTGGTGCCTTTAAGTACCCCTACGACACTGGCTGCCTGAACGTGGGCTGTGTTCGCGATGGTGTCAAGATCAGGCCAGCGCAGCGCGCACAGTTCGGAGCTCCGCAGACCGGTATTGAAAGCAAAGCGGAACAGGTTTTCCCATTCCGGGTACCTGCAGTTCTGGTAAATGGCGAGGGTCTCCGCTGGCGTGAACGGGTCAACCTCGTAATCATCGGCGCTCGGACTGCTGTCGATCACGTGGTACCGGCTGGCGCTGACGAGGGTTACCGGGTTAATGGTCAGCAGGCCATCCGTAACAGCTTCATCGATGGCGCTGCGCAGAAACGAAAGGTTATTCCTGGTCGTTTTCAGCTTTGTTTTCCGGCTGGCTATCCAGTTTTTAAGGACCGCTGGCGTCAGTTCTGACACGTGGAGTTTATGCAGAGCTGACAGTGCCGACAGGCATTTTTCATAACCATTTATAGTCGACGGGGACAGGTTGCGGTTCTGGCAGATTTTCAGGTACTCGTCCAGGTAGGACTTTATGTTTTTGGTTTTCTTCACCACCCCGAACAGCTCCAGCTTTTTGGAGTTGGGGAAATATTTCGCATATTCAAAGGTGCCACTGACGATCTGGTTCTGTATCTCCCCGAGCAGACGCTCGGCGTACTTCACACCGCGCGCGTTTGCTTCCATTTTGGAGAGGGGCTCCCGGCACAGAACCCCTTTGTATGTGAAAGTGATAACCAGAGTGTCGCCAGTTTTATGCTGGCGGATGGTTACTCCTCTTGGGAGAGATAATGATCCTTGTTCTTTCTTGCCCACTTTGAAACCTCCGTTAAGTCAATCCAGCGTTCTTTAACGCCATCGACTTTTAATACATGTACTCCCTCCTTCCATAACCCCCTTTGTATCCGTTTGTTAACGGCTTCTACCGTTTCCCCCGCGTCCCTGCAGTACGTAGAAAGGGGTACACAGTCAAGACTCATGGCTGACCTCCCGCCCGAAAGCCTGGGCATTTTCCAGTTCATTAGCTGCGTAAATCAGGGCGTTGTGATGTGAGCGAAAACCACCATCGAGTTCGCGAGCAGCTCTGTCGCGCAAGATGTCGATTGCAGCCTGATGGTCGTTCTGGCAATCGGCGGACTTTTCCGCCGAACTGGCTGGCAGTTCCTCCAGTACCATCAACATGTTTTCAGGGTCGATCGGGATGGTGGCGAGCCCCAGCTTTTTGGCCTCCGCTGCTAAACGGGTCCAGCGTTCAATAATTTCAGTGGTACCTTTTTTCATGGCATGCCTCAGAAACCTATCAAAAATTTATACTCAATCAGCGCGCCGAACACGACGGCCACCAGCAACAGGCCAAACAGCACAGAGAGGAGGAAATACTTCATCGTGACGCCTCCCGAAAAACAGATCTGTATGCACGCAGCATGTCCCGGGACTTGCCGGATAAAACAGTTCTCATGAAGAACATTCCGCTACGGGTTGCTACGATGCCGGGGGTATTTAGCAGCGTGACATCTACCACTCGGTTATGTTTACGGAACTCAAACAGAGTGCTTGTGATAACGATGTTCGCCACGGCGCCATAGTCCTGATGTTGAATTTTCATTTTCTGTCCTTCAGTTTGCTGTATCGTTCATGGCTCATTACTTCCCAGTTCTGGCCGCCGTCTCGGGATAGCAGCCGCCAGCGGCGATTAACCCTCAGGCTCAGGTTTCCCGAGCCGTGCATACGGCAGGGATGAATCCGCCTGGCTCTGAACTGGCGGAGTACATGGACCGCCTGCTGGTGTACCCACTCAGGAATTCGTATCGCTGTCAGGGCCATTGTCCTTCTCTCCTGCTGGTGGGGTGATCGTGTAACCGGCTTGCTCAGCCATCCATAAAAAAGTCTCCAGCGATGCTGTAACCTCGCCGTTCTGAACCGGGCGCGCGTGGATAACTTTCCCGTTCTCGATTGTCAGCACGATATTTACTGGTTCGTGTGTGATAATTGGTGTCTGATCACTCATGGCTTGTCTCCGCAGTGACTGATTTTTGTTTCTTGGCAAACTCGACCAGCTCAGCAATGAGATCGTCGATTAATGCCTTTCCGCTTTCTGTCAGGAACTCACCGCTGCCATTCACATCCACGGCGTTGCTGTAAATTCCTCTGATGGCTTTTACGCCGTCGACATTCCCGTATTCACTGAGAGCCAGCTTTTCGAATCGTCTCAACAGACCATCAAGCAGTATTTCTGTTAATTCGACGGTGTTTATTCCCCCCTTAGACATATTAATAATGATGCAGGTGCTTCCGGTTTTACGCTGGTGGCGTAATAACGCAGCCTTTAAAATTCGTCGGCGATATGTCTCGATTAATTTATCCATTGCGCTGTTTCTCCTCCAAGTTCATAACTATTTCCTCTTCTTTTTCGGTCCAGTCATGAATATCAGCGGCTAGGTCATAAACAAGAGCGCAAATCGTTTTAAGTTGGAAGTGGTCGAGCTTGTCGTGATATTCAAATAATGTTTGCGATAGACCCGCCAGTTGCTCAGCTTTGATATTCACACTCTGAATATCTTGTCTTTTTAATACGATCATAATTACCGTCCATATGCTTTTTTAAGATAAAGACGAGCGATTACCTCGTAACCGCAGGCCGCATAAAGGCATGCTGTTCTATATGCCGCTATGTCTTTGATGAAAGTCATACGAAGCGCCTCACAGCCAAAGAAGCGACTACCCGACCGTGAATTTTGATTTCTTTCTGTTCATCTGTGTTAAGGGTGAAAGTTTCGTAATGATGGTTATCAGAGATGATTTTTAATGAGCCATCAGCTAATGGCTCGATTCTCTTAATGAAAAGGCATGGGCGACCAAAAGCATCCATTGTGTAAACATAAATGCCAGAGGTAAGCGCACGGCCACCGCAATCAACGAAAGCCACTACCTCACAGGGTTCGATGGTTGGTTGCATTGAGTCACCTTCCATCCTGCAGCTCTGAACGCGGTTACCAAAGTCATTAATGTTGTCAGAACCGAACAGCATTTGAGGCGTTTTAATTGGCTGATTAATTGCGACGGAATTTTGCATTTTTATTTCCTCAGGGTGAGTTTGTCCCCACCAAGAAAGGCGTTAATTAAATAGTGTTAATTAATTTTAAATTTTGTCGGCTTGCTTGCAGATGGTTTCTTGCAAGTCGTCTAATTTTTCATAAACGATAGTAAGCGTACCGATAGTCGATAATTCCTGAGGCATGCAATCCATAGCGTTAGATAAAGCCATTCTGCAATTTCCAATATCCGCAGCCCATGAGTTAAGTTGATTTGACGTTATTACGCTGGTTGGCTCGGTAAATTCACCGCACTGTTCGTTTCCTGAAATGAGCCACAGAACGTCAGAATGAAGAACGTTCGCCAATTGGATTAACTGGTCAGCGAATGGAACAGTTTTTCCGGTTTCCCAGTTGTTAATGGTTTTGGTTGTTAAACCAAGATGATCAGCCAAATAATCCTGAGAAAGTCGAAGCGAAGATCTTCTATTTAATATCCTTTTGCCGATTGTTTTGGCTATTGTGATTTGATTGCTCATTTTGTGCACTCCATCGTGTGGCTGAGATTTAAATTTATCTCAATGATAAAATTTGGTAAAGTGTAATTTTATCAAAAATGGTGGGCTGAGCATTATGCTGTTGATAAATATTGATAAATAAATTTGCAGGGTGATAAAAAAACCGCCTTAGACGGCGGTTTAGATGGAATTCATTGGGTGGATATTTAACCCAGTCGGGTGTAAGACATCTGCCATTTACCCACGACAAAACCTTGTATGCGGAAGAGCTCCTCGTCTTCTTTGGTGACTTCCCATTTGTCATAAGAAGTATTGTCACTAATGACTATAAGCCTATCTTTCAACAGTTGTAGGCGTTTGATATGGAGATTATCACCATAGACAAACGCGTAAATCCCATCACTTACGAAACGTTTAACTGTGACGTCAAGAACAACAAGTTCTCCTGGAGAGATGCTTCCTAACATACTGTCACCCATAGCTGTTGCTATCTTGAGTGATGATGCCTGCCGCCCTCCAAACATTCTTTTTGCTTCTTCTGGATCAAGTTCAATCGAACGAATTATTTCAGGATAGTCAGAGTTCAATCTACCCCCTCCACAACTAAATTCTGTGTCTAAAACTTCTATAATGTATTTTTGATCAGTGCTGTGATTATGATCAGTGTAGACACTGTTTTCGCTATGAAGTGTAAATTTTTCACTTGGCATATCCATTGATTTGCTTAGAAATGGTGAGTCTGGACCGGGTCCCCATTGTTGGGAATCCATCCACCCGTGATCAAGCTTCAGAGTGCTTTCAATCCGCCGTGCCATGACGTCACCAATATTTCTTGTTTCTCTGTCACTAGTTAGCTGACTCAGTTGTGATGGAGGGATGCCAATCTCCTCCGCGAAACTGGCTTTACCAGCCCTCGGTTTGCGTAAGAGATAATCGTTTAGTAATGCCTGCAAGTTGCGGCGTCTGATTTCTTTAATGTCCATTCAACCATCCTCTCATTTTTTATCATCTTGATAAATGCTAATTTTGATAAATTAACTTGCTTGTTATTTATCGTAAAGATAAACTTTGATAAAAAAGGAGCGAGTATGAAAAATCAACTTCTCACTTGGCGTAAATCTTCCTCTACCGATGAGTGGAACGATCTTGCCTGCAAGGCTGGTACTTCACCTGGTTACTTAAATCTCATCGCGTATGGATATCGTAATGCTTCACCTCGATTGGCTCTAGCGATTGAGACGGCCTCTAAGTCTTTTCCAGAAAAGCCAATTATAGCCAAAGAGCAGTTAGTTTTCAGATGCAGCGATAGCTAAATGAACGGTGGTTTTGAGGTGATGCCCTCTGACTTCAGTCAGGCGGATGCTGAGTGGATTAAGCAGCAGTTACTTAGCCTGACACCAACTGCACGACAAAAAGCTATCCAGCGTTATGCAGCTGTGTATCAGGAGACGTTCGAAGCTGAACCCGTTTCCTACCGCAAGGAGAACCAGGCAAGGCATGAAGCAAACACAAGGCTTCGCCTGTTTGTGAGAAATCAGGGCAGAGCTTTACAGGGGTATACCGCCGAACCTCCCCTGGCTGTAACGCAATCGCGCTCCTCATTGTTTCGGGTTTAAAGGTACCCGAACAGAAGCAGGCTTAAAGGTGCCTGTTCAGGTTGGCAACCAACTGACCCAACTCCTCATATGTACTAGGGAAGTAGTACGTTTTTATGGGGAAGAGGGAAAGGGGGGTAAGGGGGGATTGGGTGTAGGGGCAGGAATAGGGTCTTTTCCAACAGGAGAGATCCATTGGTTAAGTAGATCTCTGTCTTAAGGGCGAAATTAAAAAAACGCCTGTATCAGCAAGGTAGTACAAAGCGAGCAGTCGCTGAGAAACGAAAAATGGTTCTTCCTGGAAGAGTGATTTTTCAGGGGAGCTGAATCAGAAGGGAGGCTGGCAGCCTTTGGGGAGGCCACCAGCCATGTGAGGGGGAATCCATGAAAACCACATCACAAAATTATTATCTCATCAGCACGGGAGCTGCACAATGGAGCTGACGATCACGCCGAATTTTGCACAGGAACGAGCGCTAAACATGTTGCGCCGTGACTGGAAGGCAAACGACACCTTCATGGTGTACTCGCCAACCGGTAGCGGTAAAACGGGTTTGGCCGCCTTCATCGTTGCCGGGTTTGTCAGCCGTGGTATGCGCGTCCTGTTCTGTGCACCGTACACTATCCTGATCGGTCAGACGGCTAATCGGTTCGTGGAGTATGGATTACCGGGGGATGAAATCGGTTATATCTGGGCTGATCACCCGAACTACGATCCGGACCGGAAAATTCAGATTGCCAGCGCCGACACGCTTATTCGTCGTGTTTTTCCTGAAAATATCGATCTGCTGATTATCGACGAAGCACACCTGCGTAAAAAACGCATCCTGAAGGATATCGACCGTCTACGCGGCAAAGGCGTAAAGGTGATTGGCCTGTCGGGTACTCCGTTTTCCCCGTTCCTGGGCAAATACTATGACCGACTGATTAAGCCGACCACCATCGGCGAGTTAATCCAGCGTGGCGATCTGAGTAAATACGAATTTTACGCGCCAACTAAGCCGGATCTGAAGGGTGTTAAAACCAAAGCATCGCTTGAGTACGGCAGCGATTACAACGAAACGCAGCTGGCTGAAATCATGTGCGGCTCTACGCTGGTGGGCGACATCGTACAGAACTGGCTGGAGAATGGCCGGGATCTGCCTACCATCGCTTTCTGCGTCAACGTAGCCCACGCCAATTATCTGACAATCCAGTTTAACCTGGCGGGTGTTAATGCTGAGGTCATGACCGCCGACACTCCAGTGGATGAGCGCCAGACCATCATTCACCGCTTTGAAACCGGTGCAACGAAAATCATCGTTAGTGTGGGCGTTCTGGTGGCCGGCTTCGATAGTGACGTTCGTTGCATCATCTACGCCAGGCCAACAAAAAGCGAAATTCGCTGGTTGCAGGCGCTCGGGCGTGGCCTGCGCACCGCACCGGGTAAAGAGTCCTGCCTCATCTTCGATCACAGCGGCACCGTACACCGTTTGGGTTATCCGGATTCAATCGAGTACGACGATCTTCCCGGTAAGTCTGACGGCATGGAGGAAAGCGCGCGCCGCGCAGCTGAGGAACGGGCCGAAAAGCTGCCACACGAATGCTCTCAATGCCATTACATGAAGCCAGCTGGCGTCTATGTATGCCCGAAATGTGGGCATAAGCCGCTGGGCGGTGAGGACGTCGATACCGACACCGGCCGCAAACTCAAAAAGCTGGGTAAAAACCAGCATCAGCCCACTAAGGCAGAGAAACAGGCCTGGTGGAGTCAGATCAAATTCTATCAGCGCCAGCGCGTATCGCAGGGGAAAAAGCCCATCAGCGATGGCTGGTGCGCAAACACCTTTCGCGAACGGTTTGACGAGTGGCCTAACGGGTTGAGCGATTTCCCGATGGAGATCACGCCGACCGTCTCTAATTTCATCCGGCACAAATTGATTGCGTATGCGAAAGGGCAGGAGAAGGCAAAGCGCCTGCAGGAGGCATCAGGAACGGCAGCTCCATCATCAGTACAGCAAGCACAGAAAGCGATTAGCGATATCAAACAGCAGTTAGGAAAACGAGCATGAAGACGGCAGAAGCGGCAAAAGGTCAATGGGCAATGATTTTTGAGCACTTCGGGTTACCTCCCATTAATGCCAGAAATCACTTTAAAGGCGAATGTCCGGTATGTGGTGCGCGGGGAAAGCTGCGTATTGATGACCGGGACGGCCGGGGAACATGGATCTGTACCTGCGGCAGCGGTACGGGAATGGACTTGGTTACCAAAACCCAGGGCAAACCATTTAACGAGATTTGCCGCGAAATCGATGCTCTGATCGGCAATACGTTCCGCCGTGAGAATATCCCCAAAACAAGCAGCGCAGGCAGCATGCGTAAAAGAGTGCTCAGTAAGTTCTCTAAGTTGGCCCCATTGAGAGGGACCTCTGGCGCAGCTTATCTCAACGCACGCGGGATTTATCAGCTTCCTGCTGATGCCATTCGTTTCAATGATCACCAACGACACAACGGAAGGGTATTTCAGTCTCTCTATGCATTAGCAACCGACGACAAAGGCGAACTTTGCTATAGGCATCTGACCTTACTGGATGGCGCGAAAAAGGCTGACATTGGAGACAGCGTGAAGCGCCAGAAATCTCTTCAGGACGAAAGCTATCTGGATCATGCCCGTTCCGTCGCTATTCGCATGTTCCCGGTAGCGACGACCCTCGGAATTGCAGAGGGTATCGAAACGGCTCTTTCCTGCAAGCAGCTGTACAACGTTAACACCTGGGCCACCATGACCAGCGGATTCATGAAGAAATTCCGTGTTCCTGCAGGTGTGAAAAATTTGATTATTTTCGCAGATCGAGACGTAAACAGCGCCACCGGATTGGCTGCGGCCACGGAATGCGCCCATGCCAACTTACTGGCAAAAAATGACCTGGAAAAAATCAGCATCTACTACCCGGATCACGGGGATTTTAACGACATGCTCATGAACGGCGATCAGGTTCGTGAGGTGGTTTTCTTCAAGAAAAAGGCGGCTGCGTAATGCGTACTGATAACAACGAACATAAAGCACTATTCACCATCCCGACGGCAGCTCACAGCTCCGCCCTCTCAAACATCAAGCCTCTGCCCGAGCAACGGAGAATCACCGGGCATAAGCAGACTGATGCTTATCTTTGGGTGCTGGAGGTTATCCGTCTGAACGAACCCGCACATCTGGACGCAGCCGAAGCCGCGCTGGAGAAAATTGAAATCACCCCAAAAGAGGCCGAGAAACGTTATGCGGGTTATCTGTTGGCGAATGGTGGCGATCCTTTCCAGGTTGCCTTCGGTACAATCGGTATGGGTAACCCGGCACAGGCAATCAAGAACGCCCGGGAGAATATCAAAAAAGCAGCATCAGTCAGGGCTACTTTCGGCAGCTATGAGGCAGCGCTCGAAGATGTTGAAGCTGAGAGAGTAATCAAGTCTTCCCCGAAATTTATCGACGATCACCGTTGGGGATGGACTCCGGCCGAGAAGAAAGCTGGCAGCATTAACGGCAGCCGTATGTATGAAATTGATGATCAGCGTCGGGCATTTGTTGATGGATATCGCGATGTGTTGCCTGAGCCTTTTACGCTGTCCGATGTTGTTCGTGAATTTATTTACTGGGACTGGCTCTATAGCGTTCGCCACACTTCAAGCCAGGAGCTGGGCGATGAATTTGGTTACTCAGAGCATCACGAATCCGTATATGACCGCGAGCGCTACCTTGAAAAATTGCTGGCAACCATCAAACCCGTGACGCGAGCTGAAGCTATCGAGGTATGTCGCTGGTTCCTTGAAAGTGAAAAGGGCCAATACATGGAGAACCACGGCGCCGCGGTGATTCTTAACCTGGTAGGGGAGTGTGAAGAATGAAACTGGAGGCATCACTAAAACACTTTAGCCCTCAGGGAATGCACATCAGCGACGACGTGAAAGGAACCTCTCCGGATCGTATCACCGGCACTGATGTTATGGCGGCCATTGGTACCACCAGCAGCCGAGCGCGGTTTGGTCTGGCTGCCTTCTTTGGTAAGACCGGGATCAGCAAAAGCGATGAGCAACTGGCTGTACAGGCTCTGTCGCGTCATGCAATGGAATCAGCGCCCAAGAATGTACGTAAAACAGCAGCAGGAGAATTCGGCTGGTGTATGCTGGTGCTCGCACAATTCGCCTTTGCCGAATACTCCCGTTCAGCGGAAACCAGCGTGACGTGTCACAGCTGCGGCGGCAGCGGATTAACCTCTCAGTATGAGGATGTGATCAAACATCCGGGAGTCTTCAACTCTGACGGAATGGAAATCGTACCGCCGAAAATCAAGCACGAACTGGTCAAGCGTAAATGCACGGCATGTAACGGCAAAGGTGAGCTGCTGGCCCGATGCCGTTGCGGCGGCAAAGGTGAGGTGCTCGACCGCAAAGCCACAAGCGAGCGCGGCGCGCCGGTGTTCAAAACCTGTGAGCGCTGCAGCGGAAACGGATTTTCTGGGGTGCCGTCTACTGCAGCCTATAAAGCGATACTGAAGCGAGTCCCGGATCTGCACGTCAGAACGTGGACCCGTAACTGGAAACCGTTTCTGGAGGGGCTTGTCGACGTCTGCTACAGAGAAGAACAAAAAGCAGACTCGGCGTTTCAGGACGCAACGAGCTTTCGTGATGATGTGAACAAAATTTAGCATATTAGCCACATTAAGCTTGATTTTGTCCGAACTTGTCGTGTATGCTTCAAATCGTAGGTTATTGCGCCTGCACGAAATCAAACCCGCCTCCGAGCGGGTTTTTTTATGCCTAAATTTGGTCGCCGCGAATGAATACATTCATCATTTGTGCATCCGGCCCGTCTCTCAATAAATCAGATTGCGAACTGATCTCCGGATCGGGGCTGCCGGTTATAGCTGTTAACTCCACCTGGCGAGCCGTGCCTGATTGTGAATACATTTACGCGGGTGATCTGCGCTGGTGGGATGCAAACATCGATGTTCTGCCGTCCTCCGCCTCTCGCTGGACCTGTAATTACCGGGCTCATAAACGCTATGGGCTAAATCTGTTTGATACAGATACCCGGTGGGCCTTCAACTCCGGGCAGCGCTCGATTCTGTTTGCTGCCAGCCAGGGGGCGAAAAACATCATCCTGTTAGGGTTTGACTGCTCCATTAATGGCGGTAGTCACTGGCATGGTGATCACGTCGGGCTGGATAATCCTACAGCAGAGAGTGTTACGCGATGGCGCGGTGAGTTTACCAATACCGCCAGTGCGCTGGCCGGTAAGGTGAATATTATCAACAGTAGTCGCCAGACAGAGCTTAAGTGCTTCCGGCGTCTCAGCCTCGAAGAGGCTCTATCAAATGCTCTGCCGTAAGTTTTCCGTAAAATTTAACTTCTTTTTTTAACACACAACACCCCGGACCCGGAGGTGTGGAATGCACAGAACTATGCCTGACAAAATCGCATCGATAGCGGGGTACTGTACATCCGGCGGCCTCATTTGCTGGGGTGGCATAGCTAAATGGATACATGACCTTGACTGGAACCTTGTCGCAGTCGTCGGCGGCTTCGTTATTGGCTTGCTGACTTTCTTCGTTAACTTTTACTTCAAACGCCGCCAGACAAAAGCCTATGAGGCAGCGCTGGCGCGTGGCTATGTAACCCCTCCACCGCAGGACAACTAATCATGGCATCAACTAAAAGCAAGCTCAGCGCTGCCATGCTTGGGCTATTGGCTGCCGGTGCCACTGCGTCGGTGCTAATGAGTCAGTTTCAGGATGAAAAAGAAGGCACCAGCCTGGTTGCTTATCCTGATGCTGGTGGCGTGTGGACGATTTGTGGCGGTGTGACTCGCGTTGACGGCAAACCCGTGGTTAAGGGCATGCAGTTGACTCGCCAGCAGTGCGACAAAATCGACAAGGCAGAGCAGGCGAAAGCTTTGGCCTGGGTGGAAAAAAACGTTCGAGTTCCGCTGACCGAGCCACAAAAAGTCGGCATAGCGTCTTTCTGCCCGTGGAACATCGGCCCCGGAAAATGCCTGCCGTCAACGTTCTGGAGAAAGCTCAATGCTGGTGATCGGTCCGGTGCATGCGCAGAGATAAAACGCTGGACCTATGACGGCGGTCGCGATTGTCGTATCCGCTCGAACAATTGTTACGGGCAGGTTCTACGCCGTGACCAGGAGTCCGAGCTATCGTGCTGGGGGCTTGATAAATGACCCTGAAAACCTGGTTGCTTCTGGGTGTTGAGTTGCTGCTGTCAGGAATCATTATTTTTGTGCTGCTGGGGCAGTTTAGCGAACAACGTGGCAGGGCAGAAAAAGCAGAGCAAGAGGTAGATGGCCAGCGGCAGGTGATAGCCACTCAAGCTTTTAACATTAATCGTTTCAATCAGATTGCCGACTACACCAACCGGAACAATTCACTGATTGATGCCAGCGCCGATAACACGGTTATCGAATACCGGGAGATCCTCCGCCGTGAAAAAACCTGTGATCTGCTTGTTCCTGCTGATGTCGCTGGTGGGCTGCTCGAATACACGCACCGTCTACGTGCCAGCGCAATGCACACCGATTCCGGGGGCGCTGACGCAGCCGGTGATAGCGCCACTACCACCAGCGCGCTGACGTATTGTCAGGCTGTTCTCTGGATCAAGCCGCTGCTGGCCGCTATCGAAAAAGCAAATAACCAGCTGGCTGGGATACGTGAAATAGAGAAAACCAGAGCCTCGCAATAGCGGGGCTTTTTTCTGCGCCTCGTACGCGCATTTCAGAGAGTCTTTCAGTAGTGAGCCTGAGGAGCATCGTTAAAGGTGGCGACCTCTCTCGGGCGGTGCTCCTGTACGACAGGCTCACACCTTAAAGGAAACGCAATGAAGAAATTTTTCACTGATGCAGCAACAAAAATAACTTTTTACGCGCTGCTCGCCGCTTTGCTTTTTGCTGTTACTACAGGTGCCGGTTCTTTATTGAGAGTAGTTGCCGCCGCCTATTGGGTGATCGTATTGCTTGGCGCGGTAGTTGGTTTGTTAGCTCTCATTATTACGTTTGGTGTTGAGTATTCAAAGGATGATAAGTCCCGGCGGGAGGGTATTGAATACCTTGAACGCTTTGCTAAGCGCAAGAACGCAATAGCGAGAGTTTGGGGATGGTTCTGCCTGGTGCTGGGGGCTTCCATGCTTGCATACGGTGGGTGGGTGTTTACAGCGGTAGCCTACGTAATAGCGTCATTGTTTGTGCGCCTGTGCTGTTCGCTTGCTCGTGATAAGGTCGAGAAACTAACCGAAAAAGAGGTGGCTTGATGGCTCGCTTAAATGTCGAAGTAATCCCGCCGAGTAATGAGCAAATAAACCAGGTGATTGAAGAAATAAGCCGGAAATACGCACGTAAGCCACTTACTCCTCAGATCGAAGGCGAGCTCCAGCGTGAAGCCGTTCGACTGGTGCGCCGGTTTACAAAAACGAAAGTAACGCTGGTCCGATAAATTCATTACAAAAGCCATTCACCGAGTGGCTTTGATAATGTTTTTTGAGTGAGGATTGTTCAGTATGGCTTCGATAAAAGAATCCACTGATGCCAATGGACAATCAAAATATTACGTCCACTGGAAGGATGAAAAATCTGGTCATGGGCGCCGCCGCATCTTTAAGAATATTGATGATGCCGCACATCTTTTCTGGCAAAAACAGAATATCGAGCTGGATTGTCGAACCGCCAGCTGGACCGGAATAGACCATTCCTGGACTTTCCGAAAGTTAATTCTGTTTTATCTGGGGTATCAGGCCGGCAAGCTGGAAAAAAATATCATACGGCTGTCGTCATATACGAAATGCCGTCACGATCTTCTCGCTGTAGACGGGCCGATACTGGAAAAAAATATTCTCCATATCAGCCATCGCGATATCGTTGATTCGGTTCGCACCGGCTGCCATCGCTGGATTCGTTCGGCTTTCTTCCTGCTGGTGGAAAAGCGGCTCATCACTTTTAACCCTGTTGACCGTCCCGCGCGCCGGAAGCGTCGACCCATCACCATACCGCCATCATCATCGGTCAGAGAGCTACTGAATAACGCGCCAGTTCGTGAGCGTATTGCGTGCTGGCTCGGTATTTGTGGCCTGCGCATCGGTGAGGCTCTGGCTGTTACTTATAACGACGTGTCAGTCGACTGGATCGACATCCGGGGACATGTTGTTGATGGCGTTATACACGAGGGGCTGAAAAGAGGCGTGGAGCGCCGGGTACGGATGCCGCGTGAGCTTTTCGCGTTGCTGGATAAAAGTAAACTCGGTACCTCTGAGCCTCTTATCTGCAACCAGTTTACCGGCGCATGCCTCGCTACCAGCTACGGCACTCAGGGGGTTCTCGTCAGAACCCTGAACGACTATGGCATTAAGCGATTCCATCATCTTCGCCACTTTGCTGTATCTCGCCTGGCAAACAAAGGCGTCGACATTCTGAAGGTTTCCCGACTTATAGGGCATTCGAACATCAAAACCACAATGGACGTTTACGGTCACCTTTTCGGTGAAGTGGTGGAGATGGATTTGGACGACTGAGTTATCCACATAGTGGAAATATTAGGGCGATCCACTATCTCCCCATTCTGCGCGGCCTCCGGGCATCAAATCGCAGTTTTCCCGAAAAAAAGGATATGCCGCATTTTTACCCCCTCTGATATGCCGCACTTGGCACCAGAGAGGACGCGGCCTGCACGCCAGAATTTACCGCGTGATACGCCGCACCCGGATCGGAGAAATTGGATTTTGAACAAAAAATAATCACATTGACTTAGGCGGAAGTATGGCTCCTAAAAAAAGCTTCAGAAAAGCCTACGTCGGTATCGTTATGGACATGGCATTAGCCCGTAGCAAAATCAGCAATCGGATGGTTGCTCAGCGCTTAGGTGTGGACGAGACGACGATCCGTCGCTGGCGTAAAGAGAATATAGAGTTTGAGCGCGCTTTCACTGAGGCTCGCGAAGCTCTCAGAGAGAAAATAAACCGCGTTGCCGGTAAGAGCCTGGACGTTCGCAAGCGGAAGGTTGTCACCACATCGCCGGATGGTGTGAAAACCACGATCGAAGATGTGCTGCCCACGCATAACGATATTGCTGTTTTCTCAAAGGTGCTCGGTCTTGGTACCAGCGTCTATAGCGAGGAAGAACGTCAGCGTGATGTGCTTCGCGAGGTGATGAAACACAAGGTGGCCGGGAATTACTCTGCGCTGGAGGCGGCGCAGCTGCTTGAGGCAGAGGGAGTAAAAGTTCCGGCAACCCTGCTTATGGAGCTGGAAGCACCGAAAATTTTCGAATCGTTCACCAATATGGACGAGGCAGCCAAAGCCGACGCGGCGAACCTGTCTCCGCATGAGGCCGCAGATATCTACAAAAAACTCATGGGCTGAAAATTGCAAAAACAGGCGTTTCGAACCAAAAAAACGCTATGCACTTTTTGACCCGTTTTATGCACGTTTTATTCATCCCGATTTGACCACTTTTCTGTTCAAAACAGAGGCTTCACCGCGTTTGCGTGATGGGTGCTGTTGCGCCAGTGCGGGTAACGACCATTATGTTAAATCGGGGCGTTTTTGAGGAATTTTTCTGTGCCGATCCCGTTCCCCTTTGACTTCCGCAAACCGGACTATACCGCCGTGTTTGAGTGGAGAATGGAGAGGCTGGAGCGGATCAGGAAAGCGCCTGAAATGCTTCCGGCACTCCGTGAGTTTTACCGCACTAACCCGGCTCAGTTCATCATCGACTGGGGTATGACGACGGACCCGCGTAACCTCGATTATGGCCTGCCTGCCACCATCCCGTTTTTGCTGTTCCCCCGCCAGGAGGAATGGATTCACTGGATCATGGACAGGCGCGCCAGTCTTGAGCATGGACTGACAGAAAAAAGCCGAGAAATGGGGCTGAGCTGGACCTCTATCGGTCTGGCCTGTTCGCTTTGCCTGTTCAACAAAGAAATGGTGATCGGGTTCGGTTCCCGTAAAGAGGAATATGTCGACAGTACCGGCGACCCGAAAGCACTGTTCTGGAAAGCGCGTAAGTTTGTCGAGCTGCTGCCGGTTGAGTTTCGCGGTTCATGGAGTGACAAAAAACATGCCCCTTACATGCGCGTGGAGTTCCCGGAAACGGGCGCGGTAATTAAGGGAGAGGCTGGCGATAACATTGGCCGTGGTGACCGTACCACGCTTTATTTCGTGGATGAGTCGGCATTCCTCAAACGGCCATTACTCATCGACGCTGCGCTCTCTCAGACGACCCGCTGCCGTATAGACCTCTCTTCGGTCAACGGCATGAATAACCCGTTTGCTAAAAAGCGCCACAGCGGAAATATCCCGGTGTTTACGTTCCACTGGCGCAGCGACCCTCGCAAGGATGATGAGTGGTACCGCAACGAATGTCTGAAAATTGATGATCCGATTATCGTTGCTCAGGAACTGGACCTGAACTACAGCGCATCCACAGAGGGGATTCTCATTCCTTCTGAATGGGTGCAGGCTGCCGTCGACGCGCATATCAAACTGGGTATTCAGCCCAGCGGCCAGCGCCTCGGCGCAATGGATATCGCGGATGAAGGGAAAGACAAAAACGGCTTTTCTTGCCGCTATGGCTTCCTTCTGCAGAACGTTCACGAATGGTCTGGCATTGGCAGCGACATCTACGCTTCTGTCGTTAAATCGTTTGGGTACTGTGACGATTACGGTCTGGATGAGTTCCGTTTCGATGAGGACGGTCTGGGCGCCGGTGCGCGTGGCGATGCTCGCGTGATAAACGAGCTCAGGCAGGCTGAAGGCCGGGGAACAATCACAGCTACGCCTTTCCGTGGTAGCGGTAGCGTATTCGATCCGGAAGATGAAGCCGTTCCTGGTGATAACGGTAAAGCGGCGCGCCTGAATAAAGACTTCTTCGCGAACGCAAAAGCACAGAGCTGGTGGCATCTCCGCAAGCTGTTTCGGAACACCTTCCGCGCGCTGAACGGGATGGACTACAACCCCGACGAAATCATTTCGATAAGCAGCGAGATAGAAAATATTGACCGCCTGCTGATGGAGCTTTCACAGCCTACATGGTCGAAAAACGCCGTGGGTAAAATCCTCGTGGATAAACAGCCGGAAGGCACAAAATCGCCGAACCTCGCTGACGCCGTGATGATTAACTACGCGCCGATGGATTCCTCTCTTGATAATTGGGCCAAACTGGCCGGAGCGTGACATGTCCCGTAAGAAACGCCAGAACGACGCACAAAAGCCCGTTGCGACAGCTGACGGGTACAACAATTTCACGGCCAAACTTGGCAGCGACACCAGAAACATACAGACGGGCGGAATGTACATGCCCGGGTACATCAGCCGTAACAGGGTGATGCTGGAGTTTGCGTATCGTTCATCGTTCCTCGTTGGTGCCGGTGTGGATGCTATGGCCGATGATATGACCCGTAAGGGGATTAACATCAGCTCAAAGCTGAAACCTGGACAAAAGGGCAAGCTCGAAACCTTCTGGGATGAGCTCGCTATATGGGATGGGCTCAACGATAACCTCAAATGGTCACGATTGTATGGTGGCGCGGTGCTGGTGGTCCTGCTTGAAGGGCAGGATATGTCCTCCCAGCTTAAACTGGATCGCATCAAAGAGGGGCAATTTAAGGGCGTGATGAGCCTTGACCGCTGGATGGTTAACCCGAGTTATTACGATCTCGTTACCGATTACGGTCCCGATTTTGGGAAACCGAAATATTACAAGGTAATCACGAACCAGCAGGGGATTCCCCCCTGGAAGATCCACCATAGCCGCGTTATCCGCATGGAGGGCGATACGCTTCCTTTCCAGCAGGCCCAGACGGAAAACGGCTGGGGGATGTCTGTCGTGGAGCGTATTTTCGAGCGTATCGAGGCGTTTGATACTGCGACCGTCGGCACCACACAACTGATCCACAAAGCGCATCTGCGGACCTACAGCATTGAAGACCTGCGCAAGATTCTTGCTACCGGAGGCGACCTTGAAAAGGCGCTGATGAAGCACCTGGACATGATACGTCAGTTCCAGACCATCGAAGGCATGACCATCATGGATGGTAAGGATAAGTTCGAAACCCACAGCTATACGTTTGCGGGTATCGCTGATGTCCTTCTGCGCTTTGCTGAGCAGGTTTCCGGCGCGACGGGAATTCCTCTCGTCCGTCTGTTCGGGCAGTCCCCTGCAGGTTTCAACACCGGCGACGGCGATCTGGAAAACTACTACAGCCGGGTTAACTCGCTGCAGGAGAGACGCTTACGCCGACATATCCGCTGGCTGCTCGATATCTCCTGGCGCTCTCTGTTCGGTGAACCACTGCCTGACGATTTTACATTCGAGTTTAACAAGCTCTGGGAGATGTCAGACGTGGACCGTGCAGCGATGGCGAACAATGTGGTTACCGCACTCGGTACCGCCGTTCGTGAGCTCGGAATGACGCCTGCAGCAGCGCTTAACGACCTCAGGAACATTTCTGATGTGATTGGGATCGGTGGTTCTATCACTGATGAGGACATAGAAGATGCGAAGGCCCAGTGGCAGGAGGATGAACCTGAAACCATCCCTCCGCCGTCGTTCGGAGATCCAGTATCGAAAAAGCCTGTTGGCGATAGCAAACCAGATAGGGCAGATCGTCGATGGTACCTACGATGGTTCACAGGCCAGCGCTGACAGCATTTCGAAAACGCTGGTGGACTATTCCGAGGTAATCAGCGACTGGGCAGAGCAGGTCGGGCGAAGGATGTTTGCCCAGGTCGAGCAGGAGGAATGGAATCAGTGGAAATCGGTATCAGAGGAAATCGGCGCTGGCCTGCGCGATGTGGTGGGTAATACCCCCGTCGGGCAGGTGGCGCAGGATATCGTGTACCGCCAGATTCAGCTGATGAAGTCCCTGCCGCTGGAAGCAGCCGATCGCGTGATGGACATACAAAAGCGCGCAATGCAGGCGGTTATCACTGGTGAACGTCCGGACGAACTCTACGAGATGATCATGGCCTCCGGTGACGTGACCGCCAGCAGGGCGCAACTGATTGCCCGTACAGAGATTGGACGAGCTACCGGCGCGCTGACGCAGGCCAGAGCCCTTTCGGTTGGCTCAGAGGGCTACTGGTGGCGTATCGAGGGGGCCGGAACGCGCGATTCTCACCGCAAGATGAAAGATAAATTTGTGCGCTGGGATAACCCGCCGACGCTGGACGGTATGACCGGACACGCCGGATGTTTGCCAAACTGCAAATGCTGGCCTGAAGTACAGATTCCTGCACCGAGAAAATGAAAAATACGGCTTTGAGCATTCATTTCATGCGAACTGCAATACCCGCGAAATGTTATGAAAATGTTGTATTCGAAAAGACCGATTTTCAGCCCAGTTAATCGCTACTTTTACGGCTTTAAGGGGACATTTTAATCGAGTCCATTTTCGTCGGTGCGGGTAAGAACCCTTATGTTAAATAGCCCGTTATTTCGAACATTTTTCCCATCTCACAAGGTCGCCTCCGGGCGGCCTTTTTGTTGCCCGTAATCGAGCAGGTAACCCATGAAATATTTCTTCACTACACGCCTGGGCGAAACGCGCTATCTACAGGCGGACGGATCGCTGCTGTGTAAAGACGTGCCGATCGCACGCACAGGGACGCAGGTCTATTTACCTGAGGAAATCGACCTCGAACCGGACGGCACCGGCACGGTGACAGTCTGGCGAACAGAAGACGAGGTGTTTTCGCCGGAGACAATGGCGAGCTTTGAGGGCGTAGCCGTCACGCTGGGGCATCCAGAGGACAGCCTGGGCAACATCGTTTTCGTGAACCCTTCTAACTTCGCAGAGCTGGCACACGGACACATTCAGAACGTCCGGCGCGGCACCGGCGATAAATCGGATCTGCTAATTGCTGACGTGCTGATTAAACGCCAGGAAGCAATCGACGCGGTGAATTCTGGCCTGACCGATGTCAGCTGTGGCTATGACGCGCAGTACAAGCAGCTGGCACCCGGCAAAGGCAAGCAATACCAAATCACAGGTAACCACCTCGCTGTCGGCATCGACCGGGGGCGTGCTGGTGGCCGCTGTGCAATCGGGGATTCCATCCCATCAACAACAAAGGAGAAGCCTGTAATGTCATGGCTTAAAAAACTGGCTCAGGCCATTAAGACGAAAGATGAGGATGCACTGGCAAAACTCATCGACGAAGCGCCGGATATGCCGTCTGATGGCATGCCTTCAATCCCCGGTTCCTCTATCACCATCAACATTCCTTCACAGGCCACAGCCTTACCTGAAGGCAATCGCACCACTACGGACGAAGGCGATCCGAACAAAGACAAAACCGGCACCGGCGATGAAGAAATTCCGGCCTGGGCGAAAGCGTTGCTGGCTCGTCTGGAAAAGCTGGAGGGTAAAACCACCGACGGCGATCCGGACCCGGGCAATATGACCACTGATGAAGACGAGGAAGAAAACCGCAAAGTGACGGGTGATGCCGCCTTTAAGCGCAACCTGATCGCCGATGCGGAAATTATCTGCCCTGGCTTCCAGCCTGCTGGTGATAAGAGTCTGAAGCGTCAGGTGCTGAGTCATGCAATGCGCACTGGCGACAGCCTGAAATCGTTCGGAGTGGATGATTTCTACAAAGCGCCAAAGGCTACGGTCGACGCGGTATTTACTGCCGCTGTGGCGCTGCATAAGGCGAAAAATCAGCTGACCCCGCTAAACAACATTACCCGCACCACGGACAGCGGAATCAGCACTAAGCACCTTTCCCCGGCAGAACTGAACAAGGTCAACGCCGAATTCTGGGCAAAAAACAAATAAGGTAAATCATCATGGCAGGTACTGCATATTTAACGCGCATGCCCCTGGGCATTGCCGGGGGCGTTACCCGTCCTCGTGATCTCACCATCGAGCCGGTTAGCCTGGACCACACGAAGCAGTTCGCGTCCTACGGGCTGGTTGGTAAATACGTGAACGATAAATTCGTTCCGCTGGAATCTGGCGACACCATCAGCAAAGTGAAAGGGATTCTGGTTCGACCGTTCCCGATTACCTCTGCTCTGGACCTTGCTTACATCGGTGTGACGGCTAATCAGGTTGGTGACAACCTGAAACGCGGTTACATCTGCGTAATAGCTACAGCAGGCAACGCGGCGACCGCGAAAAAAGGCGATCCGGTTTACGTTCGCGTGGCTGGTGGCACCACTCAAAGCCCGGTTGGCTCCTTTGTGCTGTCTCCGGACTCTACCGCATCAAATACACCTCAGCTGCCAAATGCAGAGGTCATGGGGCCGGGTGAAGCCGACGGCCGTATTGAAATCGCTTATAACATCTGAGGGAATAAGTAATGTTTACAATTGACAGAGCGACCATCGACTCCACCGGCGCGTTTCTCGTCGGCGAACTGGAGCGCATGGATCAGACGCTGAACATGCCTTTAGTGTCCTACAAATGGTCACGCGACATGCCGCTGCGCAGCGACATTTCTATCGCTGATGAAGTGTCATCCTTCACTAATACCGATTTCGTGGGCGTTGGTGGTCCAAACCCTAACGGTAAAAACTGGATCGGCAAAAAAGCTACTGCCATTCCTGGTATCGAACTCGATATTCAGCCTACCCGTAACAACCTCACCTTGTGGGGGCAGGAAATCAGCTGGACGGTGCCGGAACTGGCTTCTGCCCAGAAACTGGGCCGTCCGGTTGATGTCCAGAAATACGAAGGCATGAAACTGAAGTGGAACATGGACACCGACGAACAGGTTTATATCGGTGATAACGAGCTCGGCGTTGCTGGCCTGCTGAACCTGCCGGATGTTACTCCTGTTGCTGCAGCTGCAGCGTGGACCGCAACCACCGATCCGGATGTGATTGTTCAGGATATCAACCTGGTACTGTCTGATGGCTGGGTTCGTTCTGGTTATGCGGTCTGCCCGGCGAAAATCGGTCTGGCTCCGGAGCTGTTCGGCCTGCTGGCGAGCAAAAAGGTTTCCTCTGCAGGGAATATCTCCGTGCTGGAATACGTGAAGATTAACACCATCGCGTTTCAGGAAAACGGCACACCACTGGAGATCGTCTCCATGAAGTGGGCCTCCAAGCGTGGCGCTGGTGGCGCGCATCGTATCGTTGCTTATACCCAGGACGAAAAATACGTTCGCTTCCCTATGGTTCCTCTGCTGAACACGCCGCTGGAGTATCGCGGCCTGCAGCAGCTGACCACTTACTACGGCAAGCTGGGCCAGGTGGAAACCCCGTATTCCAATACGATCTCTTACCTGGACGTTCCGGCGTCTTAACCTGAAACAGGCGGGGAAACCCGCCTTTTTTTATGGAGCAAAAAACATGAAATACGTTGTTTCCGGTGGCGCTACTCTCAGCTTTTCCGACGGTTCTAAATTTGAGCTGTCTCAGGGCATCCACGACAGTTCCTCTTTCCCGAAAGAAGTGAAGGACCACTGGGCTTTTAAAGCCTATGCGCGCCCGATTGACGAAGCCGACCTGGCGCACGAGCAGAGCAATGAAGACCTTTCCGCGAGCCTTGTTCTCCTGGCAGAAGAAAATAACACCCTGAAAGCGCAGCTGGCTGAGCATGAAAAAACCATCACCGCGCTGGGGAATGAAAACACAGACCTGAAAGCGCAGCTGGCAGCCGCTCAGGCACCAGCAGGCGGTAAACCTGCCGACAGCACGGACAAAACCGATAACACCGCCGGGGACGCGAAAAATGCCAAAAAACAGCAGGCTTCCGACTAACGAGCAGTTCCGCACCGACTTTCCCGAGTTCGCCGATAAAACCCGCTACCCTGACCCCTCAGTGAATTTCTATCTGGGGCAGGCCGATTCACTCCTGAATCAGGACGTACAGGGCGATCAGTTCGTCTACCTGGCCGAGCTATTCACAGCTCACTATACGGAGCTGCGCGGCCGCACGCTGGCCGCCGCTACCGCTGGTGGTGTGAACAGCAACGGCGCTGCAGGTGTAGTGTCCTCTAAGTCCGTGGATAAGGTTTCAGTGAGCTATGACGTGTCCGGGGTAATCAATCCGGATGCCGGTTTCTGGAACAGCACCGCCTACGGGCGCGAGTTCTACTGGTGGTGGTCGATGTTCGGTGCTGGTGGCAGGCAGCTGCTATGAAAAGCGGGTTAACGGTTCGTGCTGATAACGCCGTGGCTGTTCTGGAATCCCTCCGCCAGCTATCCGGAATGGATGTGCTGGTAGGAATACCTGAGGACAAGGCAGGGCGTGAGGATGGCTCTCCGATTAATAACGCGGAACTGGGCTATCTCCACTCGACGGGGGCAACGGTGGAAATCGACGGTACGACAGTCACGCTTCCCCCACGTCCTTTTCTGGATATGGGGATCGAGGATTCAAAACCCCGAACCACTGCACACCTCAAGGCAGCGGCAACCGCCGCGCTGGAGGGGCAGACTGAAGCAGCAGTGCGTGAGCTGGAGAGCGCCGGACAGATTGCCCGTGACGCTGCAAAAGCCGTTATCGGTGCTGGTGACCGATTGCACCCACTTTCTGAGAAAACCCTCGAACGCAGAAGGGCCGAGGGCATTCCCGGCGAAAAGCCGCTTTATGCCCACGGATACCTGTTGCGCTCAATTAACTACGTCGTGAGGAAAAAATAATGCCTCTTCTCGATGTGAGCGATGTTCTTCTCGATCCCGACTTCATGGACACCAGTCTGGTGTGTCACCGGCAGGTTCAGACGGTGGATGAGGACAATTTCACGAAAAACACAGCTCAGGATATCCCATTCTCTGGCGTGGTGACGGTTGACCGTTCTCTGGAAGCCAGGCGAATGGCGGCAGGCCAGAACATCAGCGGTGCGATCCTCATCGTGACGCAGTTCAGATTAACCCAGGGCCAGCCCGGTTCAGACAGCGCCCCGCGACTTGATGCCGATATCGTGAGCTATAACGGGCGTGCTTACCGGGTGACATTTGTCGATCCGTACACCAGTTACGGCGCCGGATTCGTCCAGGCGCATTGTGAGCTGGTGGACTTTAACGGAGGGACGCCAGTTGAGTAACGACAGCACCGCGCGCGGTTATCTGACGCCTGTCGGGGATAGCCCCCAGTATGACGAGGCGCTGGAGCGTGAAATCAGCCGGTGGATTCGTGGCGTTTCTGGCTTGCCGGCCGCGCTTGTTTTCCCCCGATGGACTGACCCGCAGCCGCAGATCCCCAACAACGGGGTGACGTGGTGCGCCTTCGGTATCACTACCGTTCCCCAGCCGTTAAGCCAATCCGATGTTCAGGTTTCGGAAGAACAGTCCGAGCAATGGACATGGGAACAGGTAACGGTGATTTGCTGCTTCTATGGCCCTCTGGGGGCCAACACTGCATCAACTTTCCGCGCGGGGATATTTGTCGAGCAAAACAACGCCGAACTGAATCGCTCGGGGCTTTCGCTGGTGGAGGCCGGGACTATCTACAACCTGCCAGAGCTCATTAATAACCAGTGGGTGAGGCGCTACGACCTCACCATCACGTTGTCCCGCAAAAACATTCGTACCTACAACGTCCGGACGCTACAAGATGCGCCCGTCTCATTTTTCGGAGACTAAATTATGCCGCAGGGATTACCTGTATCTAACGTCGTTAATGTCGACGTGATCATTGGGCCGCGTGCGGCTACTGGTCGAAACTTTGGTTCGCTGCTCATTCTCGGGAGTTCTACGGTTATCCCGGTTTCTGAGCGTATTCGCCTCTACTCATCCCCTGAAGATATCGGCTCTGATTTCGGCGTGGATAGCCCGGAATATGAAGCCGCGACCGTATATTTCTCGCAATCGCCGAAACCGCAGCAGGTGTATGTCGGTCGCTGGGCTAAAACGCTGGTATCGGCTGAAAGCGGTTCGACGGAAACGCTACTGCAGGCGGTGAACGCCGTTCTGAATTACACGAACTGGTACGGCCTGGCCGTGGCTGACGATGAAGATATCGACGATGCCGACTGGCTGAGCGTGGCCGCTGCGATTGAGGCCTCCAGTCTCAGCCGAATTCTGGCGATTACCACTGCAGAGCCTGAGACGGTAAACGCGACCTCCACTACCGACCTAGCTTATAAGCTGAAGGCGGCAAAATACGCTCGCACGTTTGTGCAGTATTCCACCAGCAGCAAGTACGCCGCGCTGTCTGCGTTTGGCCGCGCGTTTACTGTGAATTTCAACGGCAGCAACACCACCATTACCCTGAAATTCAAGCAGGAGCCGGGGATCACCTATGAAACCCTGACCACCAATCAGGCGGCGGCGCTGGATGCCAAAAACTGCAACGTATTTGTGTACTACCAGAACGATACGGCCATCCTGCAGCAGGGCGTCATGTCCAGCGGTGATTTCTTCGACGAACGCCACGGGCTCGACTGGCTGCAGAACTACGTTCAGACCAACTTGTACAACCTGCTCTACACCAGCACAACCAAAGTCCCACAGACCGATGCTGGCGTTACGCGTCTGCTTTCCAATGTTGAGCAGTCGATGGATCAGTCCGTCACGAACGGGCTGGTGGCTGCTGGCGTATGGAACGGTGGCCCGATTGGGCAGCTGGATTCCGGCGACACGCTGACAAAAGGCTATTACGTCTACGCGCAGCCGATTTCCGAGCAGGCGCAGGCTGACCGTGAAGCACGTAAGGCACCTGTTATTCAGGTGGCCTGTAAGCTGGCGGGTGCGGTTCATTTCGCTGATGTGCAGATCAACGTCGTTCGCTAAGGAGAACATGAATGGCTACTTATTCTTTTATGGACGTCACGGCGTCCCTCTCCGGCCCGACCGGCGAGATTGATCTGGGCTACGGTTCCGCCAGTTCAGAGGAGGGGATCACCGTTGCAATGGGCGGCCCCAAAAATACCATGACCATCGGCGCTGACGGCGAAGTGATGCACAGCCTGCACGCGGATAAAAGCGGCACGGTAACCGTCAACCTGCTGAAGACCTCGCCGACAAACAAAAAGCTGTCGCTGGCGTACAACGCGCAGAGTCAGTCCTCAGGTACCTGGGGAAACAACGTCATTGTGATCCGCAACAAGGTGAGCGGAGACATCATCACGGCGCGCAGCGTGGCGTTCCAGAAACAGCCGGATAACGCCAACGCTAAAGCCGGTAATACGATGCCCTGGGTGTTTGACTGCGGCAAAATCGACCAGGTTCTCGGAGAGTTTTAACAGATGGAATGCTCAATCAAAGGCCACGATTACCGCGTGGCAAAACTCAGCGTTTTTGACCAGCTGAAAGTGACCCGCAAACTGCTGCCGGTGCTGGCGGGCATGATGTCAGATTTCGGGAGCATTCGCTCCCTTCTGCCTGCTGATGGCAAAATCGACACCGTGAAATTCGATCAGTTGAAACCGGTGTTTGAAACCCTGCTCCCGCGCATCGCTGAGGAACTGTCTTCCCTGACTGAAGAAGATACCAACGCGATTATTCATCCGTGCCTGGCCGTGGTATCACGCAAGCACATGGACGGATGGACGCCGGTATTCAACAGCGGTCAGCTGATGTTCGATGATATCGACCTGCTGACCATGCTGCAGCTGGTGGCGCGGGTGGTCGCCGATTCGCTGGGAAATTTTTTGCCCGTGAGCCCTACCAGCGCGACGCTGGGCCAGCCTCAGGGTTAACCCTCAACAGCCTGCCTGACGGGCTGTCTTATCTCCTTGACCCGGTTGACGCCGGGTTAATCCCTTATTACGCGCTGAAGGATGGATCGGTCGATCTGTGTGATATCGCGCTGATGAATGACCACCTGGCCGTTAAGGCAGACAACCAGCGCCGTATTGAGAAATGGAGAGAGGATAATGAACGCTGAGACTATTAAAGATTTCCTCGTCTCGCTCGGTTTTGATATCGACGAAGCGGGTGCGTCAAAATTCGACTCAGTTCTCGCCGGTACGACCGCAAACGCTATCAAAATGGGGCTGGCCGTCGAAGGTGCCGCGCTTACCGTGGTGGCCTTCACGGCTAAGATCGCCTCGGGGCTGGATAATCTCTACTGGGCGTCACAGCGCACCGGCGCGACGGTTCAGGGGATTCAGTCTATTGGCTATGCTGTTTCGCAGGTAGGCGGCAGCGTAGACGCGGCGCGCTCCTCACTGGAAAGCCTCTCCCGGTTTGTTCGTAACAATCCCGGCGCGGAAGGCTTCCTGAATCGCTTGGGCGTACAGACCCGTGACGCCAGCGGCAACATGCGCGATATGGCCGCTATCTTTACGGGTGTCGGCCAGAAGCTCAGCAGCATGCCGTATTACCGGGCTAACCAGTATGCGCAGATGCTGGGCATTGACGAAAATACCCTGATGGCGATGCGTCGGGGTGTGGGCGGTTTCTCCGGGCAGTACAGCGCAATGGCGAAAGCTATCGGCTTCAATGCTGACGAGGCGGCCAGAAGCTCCAACAAATTCATGACCTCCCTGCGCGAGTTCGGCGCGATGGCAGGCATGGCCCGTGACAAAATCGGCTCTAATCTTGCTGGTGGTCTGGCGGGTTCGCTGGACACGCTGCGCCGACACATCCTGGATAACTTCCCGCGCATCGAGCAGACCCTGACGAAAGCCATAAAAGGCATTCTGGCGCTCGGGGACATTATCGGGCGGCTGTTCTTCAGGCTTATTGAGGGGACATCCAGCCTTATCACCTGGTGGCAATCGCTGGATAAGCAAACGCGGGAGCTCATCTCGTTGTTCGGCGCGCTGACGATTGCGCTGCGCATTCTGAACAGTACGTTCTGGATGTCGCCGATTGGCCTAATTACCGCGCTGGCGGCGGGGATTGCCCTTCTGTGGGAGGACTATCAGACCTGGAAGGAAGGCGGGGACAGCCTGATTGACTGGGGCAAGTGGAAGCCGGAAGTCGACGCCGCGATGAAGATGGTTCGTGACCTTAAAACGACCGTTAACGACCTGGCGAAAGCGCTGGCGAAGCTGCTCAATATTGACCCCAAATCATGGTCCCTGAAGTGGGATTTCAGCAACTTTATCGACCAGATGGGCGAGTTCAGCAAAATGCTGAATATGATCGCCGACCTACTCAACGCCATTAAAGATGGCCGCTGGGCTGATGCCGCCAGTATCGGCAAACAGATGCTTAATCAGGGCAGCGAAAATCCGTCAGCGATGCCGATGGTAACAGACAGCGCCAACGGTACCGCCGACTGGATTAAAGAGCACTGGGGATTCGATCCTCGCAGCGTGGGCCGAACGGTTCGCGGCTGGTTTGGTGATGATGAGCCAGATCAGATTGGACAGGCTGCAAAGCGAGGTGAACGGAACAATAATCCCGGAAACCTGAATTTTGCTGGTCAGGCGGGGGCTGAACTTGAGCGCCCCGGCGGCAGGTTTGCCCGATTCGAAACCGCCTTCGATGGTTTGCGCGCTCTTTCGCGCCAGCTCGTGCTGTATGCAGGAAGAGGGATTAACAGCGTAGAGAAAATTATCTCCACCTGGGCGCCCGCTTCCGACAATAACAATACAGCAGCCTATATACAGGCGGTTTCCCAACGTCTGGGAGTAAACCCGCAGGCCGCTTTAAATATTAACGACCCACAAACGATGTCGGCATTAATGAGCAGCATTATTCACCATGAGAATGGGCGAAACATCTATTCGAAGGAGTTAATCGGGAAGGCTGCCGTCGCGGGAATTGGCGGGGCGAACGTGAACCAGAAAAACACCTACCACATTTACGGTGGTGGTGACCCGCGTTCTGTCGGTACCGAGGTCGAGCGTCGACAGCAGTCGGCAAACGCCCAGGTTATGCGCGGTAATCAAACGAAGGTGGGCTAATGGATATTCTCTCTACGCTCTTTCAGCAGCAGAGCCGAAAAATAGGGATGATTGTCCCCAGCGTGGTTGTTTCTGAGAAGCATACCGACACGCTGGAGATAACAGAGCACCCTGTCGAGGTCGGGGCCGCCATCGCCGACCATGCCTACAAAAAACCGTCTGAAGTGGTGATGGAGGTCGGTTTCGCTGGTGGCGGATCGTTGCTGGATTTTGCCAGTAACCTGACGGCTACCAGCCTGCTTGGTCTAAGTCCCCAGCAGACGTATCAGGAGATACTCGACCTGCAGGCGAGCCGTATTCCTTTCGACGTGGTGACCGGCAAACGGCTGTATAGCAACATGCTGATCCGCGCGCTGGAAGTGACGACAGACAAGACAACCGAAAACGTCCTGTCTGCCGTTCTCACCCTGAGGGAGGTTCTTATCTCGCAGACGCAGCAGATCACCGTCGCGGATAAAACCAACATGAAGGACGGGGCCAGCACGTCGGCGGTACTGAATACCGGCAACAAAACCACAAAGCCGCCAAATCCCTCGCTGCTGAAAAGCATCACGGGTAACGCGGCGTCATTACTGGGGCTCGGCTAATGGCAATTCAGGAAATCCCGCTGACAGCGGATAACCAGCAATTCAGCATCATCCTGGCAGGTACCACCTGGCGGATTAGCATCACCTGGCGCGATCTGTACTGGATTTTGGACCTGCAGAACGACAGGGGGGAGCCGGTAATCTCCGGTATTCCTCTTGTAACGGGGGCTGACCTGCTGGCGCAGTACGGCTATATGGGGCTCGGCTTTAAGCTGGTGGTGGTCTGTGACGACAGCACACAGGATTATCCGACGAAAACCGACCTGGGCGGCCGCAGTCATTTACTGGTATCAACGGAGTAAGCATGTCACAGAACTGGATGAGACATTTCGAGCTGCAGCTCGTGGACGAGAACGGGCAGGGTATCGAGCTCAGCGATTTTAAAGTGACCTTTACGATCGACTGGTTCAACATCAGCAGCGCGTCACGGGTTGGAACGTTCAAAATTTACAACCTGTCAGCTGATACGGTGAACCGCATCACCGGGCAGGAGTTTTCTAAGGTGCGGCTGATTGCCGGTTACGACGGAATTGCGCCGGAGGTGTCGGCAAGCGATGTCGGGACCGTGCGCGAAGTCGACGCGGCGGACGTGGGCCAGAGTGATGGCCGGAACTACGGGCTGATTTTCAGCGGCGAAATACGCTACTCGGTCACCGGTAAAGACAGCCCCATTGATTCCTACGTCCTGATTCAGGCAGCCGATACGGATCTGGCTTTTGCTACCAGCATAACCTCGCAGACGCTGGCCGCCGGTTACACGGTTGCAGACGTGAACCGCGCGCTGATGAAAGACTTCGAGGCCAAAGGCGCGACAGAAGGCCTGACGCCTGAAATGCCTGCTACCGTATTCCCCCGGGGTCGGGTGCTGTTCGGCATGACACGGCATCTTATGGACAACGTGGCCGGACAATGTGGCGCAACATGGCAATTCGTGGACGGCCAGCGGCAGATGGTGGCGAATAACGAGTATGTTCACGACGCGATTGTGCTAAACAGCGCTACCGGGCTTATCGGTATGCCACAGCAGACCATCGGCAACGGCGTAAACGTCCGCGCGCTGATTAACCCGAATATCCGGGTTAACGGGCTTATTCAGCTGGATCAGGCTTCCGTGTATCGCACCGCGCTGTCGAACAATGATATCGCTATGGCTGGTGGGCAGATCACCGACCAGAACACGGACGGAAATATCACGCTCAGCGGCACCACGGCGCAGCCTGCCAGCATCGCAACGGATGGCGTTTATATTGTGCGCGGGATTATGTACACTGGCGATACAAGGGGCCAGGCGTGGTACATGGATATGATGTGCGAAGCGCGTGGCGCGGCGGATTTACTCTCGTCCTCGGCGCAGCAAAGGATTTATTCATGAAGCGTATGAAGTTAGTTCTGACAATTTCGTTATTGTTCTCCTGCTCAGCGGCTTTTGCTGATTTGCAATGCGGCGGATATCGACTTCATGCGGCTGATAACGGTTGGACGAAAATCAACGGTGAACAGGTAACATCTCAGAAGATTAAGTTTCTTGGCAAGAAAGATGACTGGGACAACGTTAAAACCGACATGGGCCTGATGCCTTCCCGTGATGGTAACAATTACGGCTTTGAGTTTGTGAAGCGTAACGGAAAAGCTTTCCTGAATGTCCAACTGCTGCAGAACAGCATGGACGCGCCGAAAATCATCGGATCTTTCCCGTGTAAAAAGGTTGCTGGTTGAAGGTTGACGGGCCTCTATGCTACGTACGATTCAGTCATGGCGAAGTGGTCAACCATCTACTAATTATTGGCGAGGCATGTTGAAGGAGGTTATCATGATAAAAGGAATTTATGGAGATAGCCGTGGTTAAGACTGACGCTCAAAAATCTAAAGACATCGATATTTCCAATCGAATCGCGTCTTTTGTGAAACCATATTTGCTGATAGACGAGCAAGTATCTTCATTCGTTGTTAAAAGAGCTTTAGAGCAATCCCTTGAAATTAAAAGTGAATCAATAAAATACTCGACGCAATCATTGATTTATTTCAGCTGCTTTGACATTGCCAATGGTGTGGAGTTAGCTGAGAAATCTATTGATCTAGACCCCAACGATTCTGTTAGCTGGAACCACTACATGCTTGGAATGTTCTGGCGCTTAGGACCACAGGAAGCGCTAGATGTCGTCAGGAGAGCTCGTAGACATATAGTTAGTTGGGAGATGATGCGTAACGGCTTATTTTATGCAATTCAAACTGCCGACTACTCTGCTTTAAAAAATTTATATTTTGAGCTAAAGAAAGCTGAAAAGTTGGATGAGTTAGTGGATGCAAGGCGAGACAAGCGAGAGAGGCGAGCTTTGGATAGAGCACTTGATTACGCAAAACTTGCTGAAGAGCACAATAAAATTGAAGCTATTCGAACACTTTCTGCTCTGATGATGGAACAACTCGATTGGCAGCAAAAGCAGCATGCATCCCCACGGCTTTTGGATGTTACTGACGAAGATGGGCAGTCTTTACTATTAGAAATTTATGTTTTGGATTCTGATTCTAAGAAGTGCTCAGACATGAATATCAAGCTGATTTCTCAACGAGCTTCATTAGGCATGATTGATTGGGCTTTGGGTGGCCTGTTTGTTAGTAGCGACAAGGAAGACGTGCTGAATGCCTGTAAATCCTAATGATTTCTTAGATATAGCGATTGATTACACTGCATCTGGAGATGAAATTCAGCTACGAAATGCGGTAAGCAGAGCATACTATGCTGGATATCTTCATGTGTTAGACAGGGTTAATGCTGCAGGTATTTTGCTTGTAGGAAGTCCTTCAGGCATGCATGAGAAACTAATACACACCTTTAACTCAAATGGTTGCGCAAAATTGAACGGTGGGATGAAACCACCTAAGCAATATGAAATTGCTGGTTTATTGAAATTAACTAAGCAGCTTCGGGCAAAGGCAGATTACTCGTTGGATTCGACTATCACACAAGACGATAAAGATGCTGCTATAAGCAATGCTAAAGAACTGATGAAGTTAGTACCGTAATAAAATTAAATCTATCGAACCCGCCACCCGGCGGGTTTTTTGCTTTCTGGAGCCTACAAAATGGCAGTATCTGACCAGACCCGCAGCGGCGACCTTGCCGAAACATTCAAATCTGAGCGGGACACAACAAAGAACCAGATCCGCGTCGCTTTGCCTGGCATCGTCCAGTCATTCGATACTGACGCGGTGACGGCGGTTGTGCAGCCTGCTATCCGTTCGGTTGAAACGGATAACGAAGGGAATCGCATTACCAAAAATTACCCGCTTCTGGTGGATGTGCCGGTGGTATTTCCGCGCGGCGGGGGATGCACGCTGACGTTCCCTGTTAAAGCCGGCGATGAATGCCTGGTGATTTTCGCCGATCGCTGCATCGATTTCTGGTGGCAGAACGGCGGGGTGCAGGAGCCTGTCGACGACCGGGTGCATGATTTATCGGATGCGTTCTGTATCGTCGGGCCGCAGTCTCAGGCGCAGAAAATCAGCGGAATCAGCACGGGGGCCGCTCAGTTGCGCAGCGACGACGGAAGCACGTTCTTTGAGCTCAACCCCACTACGCAGAAAATTAAAATCGTAGCGCCTGGCGGTCTGGATGTAGTTACCCCGCAGGCCGACTTCTCGGCGAAAGTTACCATTCACGGGCTCCTGTCCTGGCTGGGTGGAATGGTGGGTTCTGTTGCTTCTGGCGTTGCATCCAAAATCACCGGCGCTGTCGAGTTTATCGGTACCGTTAAAGCTAACGGCAAGACAATCGATGATACGCACACTCACGGCGGCGTGCAGCACGGCACCAGCAACACAGACGGGGTGAACTGATGCGATACAGACGTGAAGATGCCGACGGTGATTACACCTTTGGCAGCGGCGATGATACTTGGCTGATTAACTCACCTGAGGCCGTGGCGCAGGCCGTGAAAACGCGCTTCGAATTGTGGTATGGGCAATGGTTTCTCGACACTACAGAGGGGACACCGTGGATTCAGTCCGTACTCGGTAAGCAGAAGCCGGAAACATACAACCTGGCGATCCGTAAGCGCATCCTCGAGACGCGGGGTGTTAAATCCATCCTCTCTTTCAATACGACAGTGAATACTACGACGCGCCGCGTCCAGTTCTTCGCTGAAATCGACACCATCTACGGAACAACGACAGTAACCAGCGAGGCATAAATGGCCCTCAATTTGGACACACTCGGCTTATCGGCAACGGTAACCGCTGAGGGGATCAGTGCGCCTGATTACCAGACGATACTCGATACCCTGACGAGCTATTTCCAGCAGATTTATGGCAGTGACGCTTATCTGGAGACGGACAGCAAAGACGGCCAGATGGTGGCGCTGGTGGCGCTGGCTATTCACGATGCCAACAACACGGCCATCTCCGTTTATAACTGCTTCTCACCTGCAACAAGTTACGGGGCCGCGCTGACCAGTAACGTAAAAATTAACGGTATCGCGCGCCGGGGGGAGACGAACTCTACCGTAGATCTAGTTCTGGCCGGAACTCCCGGGACATCCATCACAAACGGTACCGTGAAAGACACGAATAACGTGATCTGGCGGCTTCCTGCCTCAGTGACGATCGGTGTCGGCGGTACCGTGACGGTAACTGCAACCTGCTCAAACAGCGGAGCGGTTGCGGCGCTGGCCGGGACGATCACCACTATCAACACACCTACCCGTGGCTGGGCTTCAGTAACCAACCCGGCGGCGGCCACCGTAGGCGCACCGGCGGAAACCGACGCAGAGCTGCGCATCAGGCAGGGGCAAAGCGTAGCGCTGCCATCCCTCACACCGTTTGAAGGTGTCGACGGTGCAATCGCTAACGTTGCAGGCGTGACGCGTCACAAGCTCTACGAGAATGATACTGGTGCAACCGACAGCAACGGGCTGCCGCCTCATTCCATTTCCGCCATAGTTGATGGAGGTGATGTTACCGAGATAGCCCAAACAATCCGGGGTAACAAAGGGCAGGGAACGGCAACTTACGGGACAACCTCTGTCACGGTACCGGACACCTACGGCAACCCACACGTGATCAGCTTCTCGCGGTCTACTGATGTCCCGATTTACGGGCATATTACCCTGAAAGCCTTCACGGGCTACACGTCGCAAATTGGCGTACAGATTCAGCAGGCCGTCGCGGATTACATCAACGGGCTGACGATCGGCGACGATGTGCTGCTGAGCAGGATTTACTCTCCGGCTAACCTCGGCGTAGTGAGTGGTGGCAATGCACGCTACTACGACATACAGGAGCTGCTGATTGGCAAATCAGCCGGTAGCGTCGCGGCGGCAAACATCATTATCGCCTACGACGAATCCGCGTCGTGTAAACCCGAAAACATTGTTCTAACGGTGACGTCATGAGCAAGTACACGGACTTAATCACCAACTATCACGCCACGAAGCCGAAATTTTTTGATCACGTCGACCTGAGCACGCGGCCACTGATTGATATCACTACCGCCACCCGGGGACTGGTAACCGCTTTCGACATTGATACGGCCGTCGGCGTCCAGCTCGATACGCTCGGCCTCTGGATTGGTCGCAGTCGCATAGTAAGCCAGCCGATAAGCGGCGTTTATTTCAGCCTGGACACTGACGGGCTCGGGTTCGATCAGGGGATATGGCAAGGCCCGTATGACCCCGATTCAGGCTACACCACGTTGAGCGATGAAACTTATCGCATCGTTCTTAAAGCGAAAATCGCTATCAACAACTGGGACGGCCGGAATGATTCGCTGCCTCCCATCCTCGACGCTGCAACTGAAGGTTCTGGCCTGAAGATGCAAATCGTAGACAACCAGGACATGACGATCTCGGTCTGGGTTTTTCCAGAGACTGATATTTCTGACGTGTCTCTAGAACTAATCGCAGCAATTCGCCAGGGCTACCTGACGGTGAAAGCTGCTGGCGTATGGGGAGGAAGCATAGAAACCCCGGCGGTAGAGACTCCGTCAGAAGGTAACCGATTTTTCGGTTTTGACATAGAAAACGAATACATCGCCGGATTTGATGAAGGCGCATGGGGGAAATTACTCTGATGGCTATAAACGATTTTAAACCTTTTGCTACAGGCGCTGGCGCCAACGTTACACCACAGGCTGAATGGGAAGCTCTTGCCGCTCTCTCAGGGGGCTTTCAGGCTGGCGTAGCCAAAAGCTCGCAAATGAACAAAGCATTTCGTCAGGCCAGCTTTATCGCCGCTGCGCTGGCGCAGTACACCGCCAACAAAAGCGGGCTGGATGTGCTTGATGATGGGGATGTTGCAGGATTTATCTCGAAGATGTCCACCGCGTTCGGTAAGGACTTCCAGGCGCTTGACGCCACACTGACTGCACTTGCCGGCCTCGCTACAGGGGTAAATAAGCTTCCGTATTTCACTGGGACAGATAGTGCAGCACAAACTGACCTCACGCAGATCGGTCGGGACGTCATCGGTCAGACAACCGTGGCGAACCTTCTCACATACCTTGGTTTGGGGGAGGCGGCAAAACGTGGTGTCGGTACTGGCAATAATCAGCTGCCTGATATGTCCAGCTTTGCAGCGTCGTTGTCGGGTAATGGCTGGCAAAAGCTGCCCAGCGGTCTGATTATTCAGTGGGCACAAGTTCTATCAAACTCTGGGGGATTTGCTCCCTGGACATACCCGATTGCATTCCCTAATGCCTGCCTGCAAGCCTATGCAAGCGCATTTGTGGGGGTAACAGCCAATAACTTTACATTAACAATGATTGGTAATCCGGGTACTACAGCAGTGACAACTGCCTGCTACGTTAATGGCGTGCAGTCCAGCACTGCCGGTCAGGTTGGGGTTCGTTATATGGCAATAGGATACTGAAATGAAGAACTATTTATGGTCGCCATCTAAAAACGCATTCATCCCAGAAAGAATGGTTGAAGACTACCGCAATGCTGGCTGGGATATTGATGAGTTAATACCCGTTGCAGACTCTGTTTTTGCGGAATATTCAGCAATGCCTCCAGATGGAAAGATAAGGGGGATTTCTGCCGACAGATTGCCTGAGTGGACAGATGCTCCCCAACTGACAACCGAAGAACAGATCGCTCTTGCAGAACGGAAGAGACAAACTCTTCTCGCAAAGGCAAATGAGGTAACCGCCGACTGGCGCACGGAATTGTCCCTGGGCATTATTGACGATGACGACAAAGCAAAGTTAACGGCCTGGATGATGTACATCAAAGCAGTGAAGGCAGTCGATATCTCCAATGCGCCAATTTTCATTTGGCCTACTAAGCCAGCAATTTAAAACAAGTTGTCCTGCAGTAGTAATAGTTTGAGGTCTGCAATCTATCACAGACCTCAACGCTAGGTATATATTATTGATATGTTGTGATGGGTTTCTCTTTTGCTTTTATTTTAATTGTTACCTGTACTAACCACACGACTGAAATTGCTGCGAGGATGAATGCAACAAGATCAAACGCTATATTCATACCAAAGAGATGCTTGTCTAAATCTCGATAGCCCTCGCCTAAAAATGCAACGTACATTTGTGATACACCAAATGATGATAAAAAGAAAAATATTCCAGCTCGGCTATTCCTGAAGGAGGTGAGTGAAATGAGCATTACTATTAAAAGTATGGTGAACTTGCTCTTTTCAAAGAGTTTATCCTTTGCTTCAGTAATTGATGATAAAGGCCATTCATTATTAACAATTAACTTAAGGTTTTTAAATACATGGAAATAATTCTCTGTTAATTGCGTTTTAATTCCATCATCATATGGAACTTTATAGATAAATGATGGGTTTTCTTTTATCCAATTCAAAACTTCCTTGAAGCCATAGCTGGTATTTCTGTCGAAACATTTCATTCCTATATCCGTTCGCTCAGCTCCGTCTTTTTTACTGAATTTATTGCCCCAAGCATCAATGCCAATGCAATCAGTATCCACACTATCTGGGATAGTCAGATCGTTGCTTTTAGCAAATACATAAACACCAAAGAAATTAGCATGATATTTGTTAAATGATGTTGCTGAGCTCGAACCCAAAACACAAATTATAGATAGTATAAGAGAGAACATGCAACATAGTGATTTTATTGCAATTCGTTGGCGATTGAATATAGCATACATGGAGAAAACAATTAAAGGCGCATAGAAAAACTGACTTTTTGATGTAGCTATTATAACCATGGCTATGGTTGTAATTATCAATGCTTTATTGTCATTTCTAAATGCATATGAGCATATTAACGGGAGGCAGATTAAAAGAACTTGCTCTTGATAGAAAGAATTGAAAAAAGCAACATTTGATGAAGAGTAAAGGAAGATTGATGTGAGAATAAACAGTGCTGTATAAATAACCCCCTTTTTTTTTGTGAAATTAGAGAAAAGTAAGTATAAGGAGAATATGTAAGCAACTTTCAGCAATGTCCCAAAAACATGAATATCGAATTTATCAGTGAATAAAGATACTATCCCTGCGTAAGCATAAAGAATGTAACTGTACGAACTTTTATAATCGTATGAAGAAATCGGATCGAATGAGTCCTTGAGTTTATATGTGAAAGATATGTTCTTCGAAAAAGCTTTTACACCTTCCATAAAAGGTAAAACTACACGGTCAAAGTCTCCGGTATTTATTAAATAAGTATTCCATGACAAGTGACATACCACAAATGCTAAACATGCCACAATTAAGTAATTTATTTTATTTGTCACTTATATCACCTGTTAAGAAATTATGAGGCATTACTACTCTCCCTATATTAATTATTGCAAACTAATTAATTGTATTGAGTATAGCAAGTTTTATTATATCTAGTTTATATTTTATACATTTAACAAGTTTTTATTTTATAAAAAACGCTTAAAATATTTAAAATCCTGAATAAACCATATCGCTATCATAGCTATCTCCATGATCAACAATGTAGGACTCTGCAGACTCCTACCTGATACGAGAGTTATAAAAGAGATGAGAGCTGCCAATCGTACAAAAAAATCTACCATAATTCTTACCGAAAAGTTGTATGACTTACGTTGGCTTATACTACCATCTCAAACAAGAACGATACAGAGGATGTTTAAAAACAACTAAATGGAGGAAAGTACACCATTTTTTAAGGTTTATTTGTTCCTTTTCAATAAATGATGCGATAAATATGTTCAAAATTAATCAGTCAGGAACCAACCACATATCGGACTCTTCAAACATTTCCTCCAGCATGCGATTCAACTTCTCCCGATCGCTTTTGCTGGCATCACTATTCAAGCCATTCGCCTGCATTGGCTTCACCCTCACTTCAGCATCAGGGAAAATCTGGTGCACCCGCTTCGTCAGCTCGGCCAGAATGATCCCTCTGGCCCCTTCGAGCCCCTCAACATTACGCTTGTCATAAACCAGTTCAACGAACATAAAAGCCTCCGGAAAACCACTGTGGTTGTATACAGTATTTTTACTGTAAAAATAAACAGTGTCAAGGCGAGCGCAGCGCGAGGAAGAGAAGTGTTTTTGTTACTCTTAGTTACAAATAGAAAAACCCCAGACCGTGAGATCTGGGGTTCTGTTAAAGTGCACGTGCATTTCACGTGCATTTTTTTGTCTTATCTCGGTCTGCGCTCTGTCTGGTCAGAGTCCATAAGTGGCTGTTTTTATTGCCGCTGCCCGGTTGCAGTCCTATCAAAAGTGGTGGAGCTGGCGGGAGTTGAACCCGCGTCCGAAATTTCTACATCCTCGGTACTACATGCTTAGTTTGTCTTTACATTCGCACGCCAGCTGCGGACAGACACGCCACTAACGAACTAGCCTGATTAGTTTTAACGCTTCAACCCCAGGCAGGGCTTCCACGCGATCTCTTTTGGGTTTGACCTCTCTTTGATCCCCGTCTTAAGAGCGGAAGCTAGGGAGAGAGGGCTCAGAGCAGGTTATTAAGCTGCTAAAGCGTAGTTTTCGTCGTTTGCGACTATTTTTTTGCGGCTTTTAACGAGGCAAACCGCCCCTCGGCATGCACCTTGGGTTTCGCAAATCCCGTCGAATCCAGAATCAGCCCCAATAGTGTTGAACTGAGTATACCAGATTTCACTTCCTGGATACCAGCCCGGAACGCTAACTTATTGAATAGTACAATAAGTGTGCAGAATCAACGTCCTGCGTTTTTCATAATGCGCGCTTTGTCCAGCTGCCACTCGCGCTCTTTCAGGTCAGTACGTTTGTCGTGCTGTTTTTTACCCTTCGCGACGCCAACTTTTACTTTGCACCAGGCGTTTTTCCAGTACAGCGACAGGGCGACCACGGTGAAACCTTCGCGGTTGATGCGTCCGTAGAGGGATTCCAGCTCACGTTTGTTCAGCAGCAATTTGCGCGTGCGCGTAGGGTCACACACATAGTGTGAAGAGGCGACGGTCAGCGGCGTAAAGTTCGCGCCGAACAGGAAGGCTTCGCCATCTTTCAGGATCACGTAGCTATCGCCAATGTTGGCTTTCCCGGCGCGCAGCGATTTTACTTCCCAGCCCTGCAACGCAAGGCCAGCTTCGAATTCTTCTTCAATGAAATACTCGTGGCGAGCACGCTTGTTGAGCGCAATGGTCGCCGAGCCTGGTTTATGTGCTTTTTTCTTCGTCATAAGTGTCGTAAAGCCGTCGGTAATCTGATTTCAAAAAGTCACCTCATTGCGTCCTGTGAGGTCTAACGCGCTATCTTAGCACGAGATGAGGCTTAGCGTTTTTTTAACAGGTGATAAATGTTATTATTTGTCCGTTGTGTGACCATGGGAAATGCTATGCCTCAGATTAGCCGTACTGCGCTTGTGCCTTACAGCGCGGAACAAATGTATCAGTTAGTGAACGATGTTCAGTCTTATCCAGAATTTATTCCGGGATGCACCGGGAGCCGCGTTCTGGAATCCGGCCCGACGCAGATGACCGCGGCGGTGGATGTCTCCAAAGCGGGGATCAGCAAGACGTTCACCACCCGTAATACGCTGACGAGCAATCAGAGTATTTTGATGCATCTGGTGGATGGTCCGTTTAAGACCCTGATGGGGGGCTGGAAGTTTACGCCGCTGAGCGCTGACGCCTGCCGCATTGAGTTCCATCTGGACTTCGAGTTTACCAATAAGCTGATTGAGCTGGCGTTTGGCCGCATCTTTAAAGAGCTGGCATCGAATATGGTTCAGGCGTTCACCACCCGCGCCAAAGAGGTTTACAGTGTCGCATAA